ATTAAGCGGAATGGGTGTCGGGGATGATGATTTGACCATCTTCATTGATCCAGATATCCCCACAGCATTTCCTGTAGATTGCCTCGTCTCTCTTTGCCGGTCATTTCCCCAAGGAGCGCACGCCTTCTTTGCCAACGGACTCTCTGGAAATATGAAATATTATGATGCGTATGCCTATCGGGATACACAGCATCCATTTGGTGCTGAGCTGCTGGGGGAGGAGATCTTTGACTTCAAGTACAAGAGTGTTATGCGACAGATTCCGTTTGACGCACAGCCGATACCTGTCCTTTCAGCCTTCGGCGGACTCGGTATTTACAAGAGTACTTGTATACGCGGCTTGCGATACAGTGCGATCCCAACGGAGGATTTACACACCTTGAATCTAAAAATCATGAAGGAGAATCCCAATCATCTCTATGTAAAGAAAGTGAAGGAGACGCCGACGACTCATATACAGGGTGTGTCACAGGGAATTTACCTGTTTGACAAAGAGCTCTTTTACAGAAACTGCTCTGGGTACAATTTTCCTGTTATCTGTGAGCATGTACCATTTCATGCGTCTATGATTGCGCGTGGCTACGATAAGCTCTTTATTCTGCCGCCGCTCCTCTATGTCTCCGACCATTGATGGTTAAGCCTGTAAGATATACTTGCGGATTGGCGGGAACGCTGTAATGATCAAAATAAAGAAAGCAATCCAATTAACCATTTCAAAACTACTGTGTGGAACAATGTCACTATATGTTGTTTGAACAGTATGAGAGAGAAGAAGTGTAATAACACTGAGGACAAGAAATAAATAGATTATTGTGCTTCGACTATACATCTTTCTTTATTTATATATTTTAAATGAAATATGAAAGTAGAATGAGCACGGTTATCGTCTATCCATCACTTCTAGAGGCTATACAAAACACAGCAAATCAAAGTCAGTCAAAGCCACTTCTTATGCGCCTTTTATCAATTGGATTCTACATCATACATCTTATCATGGGTTTTGTTTATTGTTATGCTATTTTATTTTCTACAAATCCCTACACGCTTTTGCTTGTGATGATTGCGCTCTTCATTTTACTGGAAGTGTGTAATCGGTTTCACGGTTGTATATTTTCAAACTATGAAAATATTAATGGTGATATGTTTCCGTCGTTTAGCCAGAGTACGTGCGCGATTTTTCAGCAGGTAGATAAATGCAGTGAAACAACGCACTATGAGAGTTATATCTTATCAACTGGAATTGTCTTGTCTTTCCTAAAAATATTTTTGCTTTTTTACCAGAATCAGAATTCAGGAAAGACGTTTCGTCTGAGTTTGAAGTAATTTCAGAAGGAAAAATATAATAACGCCATTTTTGATTTTATCATTTTCGTCGTTGTTTTCTTCTGTTTTCAGAGTTCCGAACAAAATATCAATATAGGGCGGTCCGTAGTTATAGTCTTTTTCTACATGGTGAATCTTATGTTCTTTGGAATCGCCGAGCGATAGATTGAGAACGTGGACGGATGAGTACCAGAGTCCAATAAACGCAATTAACGTGTTCGAAATGAGGTCAAGCTTGAGCGCATACTGCGCCAACGCAAGTAGAGCAAACCAAGACAGGTCGCAGAAAAACTCGCAAAACAATTCTAAGGGTCTTGGAAGTCCAAGATTCTTGTCGTGATGCGAGTACATATGATAATTTAGCAACCCGCTAGGTAAGTTGTGCATTAAACGATGAATTCCATAGACATAGAAGTTGAGCGCTGTTATTTGTAAGGCGATCGATAGAAGACCGTACTTGGGGTAGATTAGAAAAACAGCCAGTAAGTAAGAGATAATAAGTATAATAAAGTAAGAATGTAAATATTTCATTGTATAATGAGAATAATTCATATCTTTTCTTTCGGCGGTTTGCGACATCTACTTACAGCTTATACTTTTGACTCGGGTTTGGGTGTTGTGGCGGCTTTGATTTCTAGTTGGGAGCCGCGGCGTGATGGACGGCGTTCAACTTGTGAGGGGCGACGATGTATCTTTTCTGTTTCTTTTGATTTTTTGGGTCTGCGAGTAATAATACATCCAAAATAACAGCAGCCTATGAATGCAATAATACTCATACTAATGCCGACGCCGACGCCAATTTTGTCCCCTTCAGAGAGACCTTTGTCTACAGTTTTAGATGTAGCTGTGATATTAGTTGTATTCGTGTAGTTTGTGAGGAGGAGTATCAATGTTGGAGTTGAGGTTGCTGTCGCTGTCGTAAGAGCAGAAGAAGAAGACAATGCACTTGCAGTCGGACTCACAGTCGCGTCGGTTGTGCCTGTTACACTATGACTGGCACTAGCGCTAGCAGTGCCACTAGCGCTAGCAGTGCCACTAGCGCTAGCACTGCCACTTGCGCTAGCACTGCCACTTGCGGTTTTGGTTGTGGTAACGGTCGCATCGGCTGTGACCGTTGCAGATGCACTTGCACTTGCACTTGGAGCACCACCAGTAACAATGAGAGGGCAACAGAATTGGTCTGTCGTAGAATACAAGCCAGAGGCATAGATACAGCCATAACTCGCTCCCCGCAGATTACAATTCGGTCCATTGATAATTTCCCAGCTTGTTGCGGTCGTGGAGCAGAATTGAGCGGCATTCGCCTGAATAAACGAGCAATCGGGATTTCCTTGATTGGCAGGACATCCTGATGACGTATGAGTGAGTTGAGAAAAGGAAGAACAGCCATATTCGGCTGTAGCAAGACCAAAAAACGAGACTAAAATGAGAAGCGGCGCTAACATTTGTTCTACTAGGTAAATTTGAATTCTATTTCATAGAAAAATCAACAAATAAAATGCCTACAACTTTTGTTCTTATGCGTCATGCAGAAGGTACGCACAATGTAGATTTCTTCAAGATAGGTGGAAAGGAGCAATGGACTCATCCCATCTATATTGATGCGGAACTAACCGAAAACGGCATAAAACAAGCGGCAGAAGCTGAAGAAACACTAAAGCCATATGTATTTGAAGCGATTTACTGTTCACCTCTAAGGCGAGCACGTGCGACTCTGCTAGGCGCATATCCTGAAGCGCTGAATCTACCTGTGATTGTAGATGATCGTGCCATAGAGCAGCCACAAGGATCAAATTCATGCGATAAGCGCCTGGAACGCGAAATAGTGATCGCAGATTGTCCTCCCAATTGGAATACTGATAACGTCGGTGTAGAAAATCCATTCTTCCAGGAATATGATAAGTCCCTTGAAAATCTACAAAGTTTTACAGAGGATATTCAAAAAGCGCATCCTGATGGAACAGTTCTTGTTGTAGCTCACGGTACATGGATTCATAATTGGCTACTTACGTTCAGGGGACTTAATAGGCATATGCTTAATAACTGTGAGTTCGTTGTTGTTACCCTGTAACATCGTGTCCATCCGATCACGTTCCGCCATAAGTTTCTTGAGTTTATCCTCCGTTTCTCTCGTATTTGCCGTTTTTTCAGGATTCGGTACACAACTTCCTTTACCCCAACGATCAGTCATACACGGCTTCGGCATTTTATTAGACAATAGATTTTAGTTGCTTTTCTAGATACTCGCGATCGCCGGTAATGTTTTCAATTGTATATTGAAACGGAAATCCGAGCAGACTGTATTCTGTCATATCGGGCACAGGCGAAATATGTTGTCCCTGTCTCTTGATCCTCACGCATACAATCTCAGCATCTGGAAAAGACTTTTGTATACAAAAGAGCTCATGTAGATTCCGCCAATCCGAAAACACGATTTTATCTTTATTAATTGAATACTTTATCTGTTGAACAACTTTTTTAGCCCAGACTTGAGGATCCCTAGCTCTCTCTCTTTCCGCCACTTGTATAATATGTTCGCGCAACGTTAAACCCTTTGCAGTCATATATGTTGCCTTTTTTTCTTGATCTGAGCACCAGGCTGTCGGTATAGCAAGAGCAGTTGAAACATTCTCTTTGATGGGATGAGCAAAGGCATATTTTACATAGTTAAAGTTGTGAACGATTAAATCGGCGACAGTATCTTTACCCGAACCTGAAAATCCAGAGAGAAATATAAATTTCATTATGGTTTTATGAGGGTGTGCGTAGAAATCAAATTTTCATCCCTAGTAATAGAAATGCAGGGAGATCCTAACTTCGTATATTACCAGAAATTAGCTTACAAAATTGCTATGGTTTTAATTATTGTGGGTGCGCTGAACTGGCTCGCAGTCGGCGCGGTCGGTATAAATCCTGTAGAATTTGTTACGGGACGCAGAAGCACTCTTACACGCACGATCTATTTGCTTGTAGGTGTGTCGGCGCTCTGTGTCATGTTTAATCGTGATACGTATCTACCTTTTCTTGGTGAGACGTTGATGCCGTGTTCTATTCTTGATACTCATATTCCGCAGGGCGCGACTCTGGAGGTTCAGGTCCAAGTGGCTCCCGGATCTAAGGTACTGTACTGGGCGGCGGAACCGGCTACAGATCATTTGAAGAATGTAAATAATTGGCAGCAGGCGTATCTGAAGTACGAGAACGCGGGTGTTGCGGTCGCAAATGATTCGGGCTTAGCTCTTCTCAAGGTTAGACCGCCGCAACCCTACACAGTACCTGTTAAAGGAAAGTTAGAGCCGCACGTACATTTCCGTGTATGTGGTGGCGCGGATGGTTTCCTCGGGCGTATCAAGACTGTTTTTATAAATGATTGGCACGTTGAAGGATTTGTTGATTATTAACGATTATTTTTCCGTGTTCGGCACCTTATATTTACATTTCTATTGCTTCTTGTTCGTCTACCGCCACGTCCCAATAAAGATCTAGCCGCTAAAGCAGCACCTAACCCGGCTATAAAAGTCCTAAATCTAGATTGAGAATTAGCAATATTTTTATCAGAAAAATAAAAAAACTGTTCTTCTACGCCCGTTTCTCTTATTTGCGTAATTTCTTTTATTCCTTTATTAAGTAGTGTATTCCAAAATTCATCTATATTGCGACTACTAACATAATCTGATTTATGTTTCACGGAGGTTATTCCTCCGCAAAGCGCAGACTCACCTATACCTCTATTTTGGAAAACCCAGTTTACAAAACTCTCACAATTTTCATTTATAACATCATATTGCGGATATGTGCCAAGTGCCCACATTGCTCTTTGTCTTAAATAACGATTTGATGGTTTATTTTCATAGGGAAATATATAGGCAGATTGTCCTAAATTTCTACAACTTTTTAAAAAATCATTAACAGGTCTTATAGAAATATCATTTATACCTAATTTATCTGTTTCATTTATTTTATGTGCCCATTGTTCTATACAATAGTCTCCACCAATATAAATACTATGGTGTGGTTGTCTGCCAACTGAAAGTACTTTTGTTCCAAACATTGCTAAGTGCTGAACTTCATCTTCTCCTAGGTTATTTACAAATAGTTTTTTCCATGGAATACTTGTAAAATTTAGTGTATTTTCATCTTTTCTTTTTATATCTTTTACTAATAATTTTGCAGTAGTATTAATAAGTTTATGATTAAGATCTCTATAATTATCAACAATTTTAACATGAATTGGTTTAGGATTTGTTTGCTGGTCTATTTTTGTATTTATTTGCTCTTCTGTAATTGTCTCTGTTTTTCCATCTTTTATATCTTTAAAACACATGTCGACAGCAAATAAAAATACAATTTCTCCTAGATTTAATAAACATTTCGGTGATAAGATACGAACCTGTGATATACGAACACGGTGTGTATTATACCATGAAAGAGGATCAATTGCTTTTTTAATAAGCATATTTATGGTAGTAATAGGATATTTTAACTTATCTTCCACCTTAATTAATTTCTTAGAAATCAAAACTTCATAGATATTATTTATATTTTCTTTTATATTGAGTTTAATCTCTTCAAATAATTTATGTGCTTTTGTTTTGAGCTCCTTAATTTTTAGAGAATTTATTTCATCTTGTTTTGTTTTAACATATTCATCTAATAAATCTGTATTAATACCAGATTCATTGTTTCGTAATAGTTCGCGCACAATAACAAAATTTGATGTTTCTTCCAGTGCATGTTTTCTTATTCTAGTAAGACCATCTCCTTTAGTTATTGAATAACGTGTAGGTAAAATGGCAGGTTGATCACTATAAGCAAGTACTAAATTACTTTTATCAGAGGATCCTGCTTTACTTGCCACTTGTTTTTCAAACTCATCGAATCCTTTCATATTCATACCGGGCTTTGCTTCTCCAAGCACAAAATGTCGCATGAAAAAACTATGTACTGGTGGTAATATTGTTTTTGCTGTCGAATAGAGTTGAAGGCGAGGGGCATTTGGATCTTTGGACGCCATACTTATTATGTATATTTATTTAAAATTTACAAAAATTGAATTTATCACTTATAATATTTTATAAATGATTGGCACGTTGAAGAATTCGTTGATTATTAAACTACGGAATATTCTAAATATTATAAAAGTATATGATTATATAATGGAAAATATAAGTTTTGCATTTTACATTAATTTAGAAAAACGCGATGATCGTCGAAAGCAAATTGAAGAAGAATGTAGACGCATGGAAATAAATATAGAACGGTTTCCTGCAATTGAAAGAAGTGGCGGTATACTAGGTTGTAGTTTATCACACCTCGCTGTATTAAAAAAAGCTAGAGACTTAAATCTTTCAAATGTATTAATTTTTGAAGATGATTTTGAATTTATAGTTAATAAAGAAACATTTACTACACAGCTAAAAACATTTTTTCAGTCTAAAATAGAGTACGATGTATTATTTTTATCCTATCATATAATGGGAGGAATAGAACCACTTAACGAAACGGTTTCACGTAGTGCCGATATACAAACTGCATCAGGATATATAGTCCATCAAAAGTTCTATGATAAATTAATTGAGAATATTGAAGAAGGTTATAAATTGTTAGAAGAAACAAACCAATATTCGTTATATGCAAATGATCAGTATTGGAAGAGTCTGCAAAAAACGCATAACTTTTTGTATTTTAATACGCGTATTGGAAAACAACGCCCTTCTTTTAGTGATTTATTGCAATGTTATGTAGATTACGGAGTTTAGACACACAGACTACTAAACAAAATTGAAATCAGTCACCACCAACTTGCGTGTAAAATGTTCGACACCAGTGAGTTTACGCATTCATTCTTTGAAAACTCTTCCAAAGAATGGATGAAAGGAAAAAAACGACAGGGTCATATGATCTATTACATTTGCGAAGCCATACAGAAAAACGGAAAGCGCTGTTGTAGAAAAGTACATGACGGGCAATTGTGTACACAACATTCAAAAACGAATAAAAAATTGATTAATGTTAACGCTAGATTAGCCGCATAAATGGTTAGTAACGAATCATTGTCTATTGCATTTCTCTGCCTCGCAAGTAATTATGAGAAGGAAATCTTCTTACAAGAGGTCAAAGATAAGTACAAGGATTGGTATAATACAACAAATGGTATCTATCTTCAGAACGCAATTCAGCTTCCCAATCATCGCATATCAGAGAAGATTAAATGTCTTCAACTTGCACTTGACCCAGAAAAGCATGGTAATAAGCTTAGAGAAATCATGGCAAATCGTATAGCTGGTGCCGGTTTAAAAGAGTCCCTAGCCTATCAGCCTCGTGGAGATGAAGATGAATAACTAGACTGTTCTATAAAAAAGTATATAAGTACTTGATCCGATAGATGGATGAGGAAGAGGATGTGTTGAATCATCGTCATACCCGTACCATTTTTGTGTGAGAGGACTCTCTGCTTGCGCCGTGTAGTGACCTCCGCCTGTACTACCGTGATGATCTACTGTAGCATAGAGCCGGTAGTTTTTTTGACGACTTGGCTCTGGCGAATGTTCAGAAAAGAACTCCTTGAAATTCATTTCATCATTGTGATTGACTGCGACAGGACCATGTGCTTTTCTACCATCTGGTGTAAATCGCTTCACAACGACAAAGAGACAGCGAGGCAGTTTCCAGAGTTTGGTCTTACGTATGGCTGTTGTCCTTAGGGGTTTACAGTGATCACACGCATACTCTGTAATAGTTTCTTCTTCCATTTCCTTCAGAAGAAGCTCCTTAATGCTTGGCGGTGGTTCTCCATGCTTCGGCGGCGCGACTTTCAAGCAATTGAACATTTCCCACGAGGATGTCTTCTTTTGACATCCCTGGCAACACATTTCGCGATGATAGAGACCAAAGAGAATATCGATGAGTGGCGAATAGGATTTCTGGAATTGCTGCTTCCAGGCTTCGAGAGCTTTCTGAACTGTTTCCTCAGATTCATTCTTGGGAGGGTCTCGTAGGATTGTAATATTGACTTCTTCAGCTATGCTTTCATGGAATGAATCTAAGAGAAACATGAGAAATTCATGACTGTCGTGTGCCATACGAAGTTGAAATTGATCAAAGCCGGTATTGCGAACACACTTCGACATATCTTGAAAGAACCCCTCGGGTCTTACAAATGACGGTTTTTTACCTGCCCATAACATTTTAATAAGATCTACATATGACTTTGTCATGACAATACTAGGTTTTGCTTGATCTTTGTTCTTAAAGAATTCATCTTGACGTCCTTCAAAAAAGAAGGATGTCAGATCGGCACTATTGCGGAGTGCTTGTATGACTGAATTCATGTAGCATGTGTTTCCGATATTGGCGAGCCCGACAATTCCTTTGTGTTCTTCAGACTGATCCATACTTTTATTTATAGGGGCGTCATTAAAATTTGAAAGTTTCCTCAGATGTAAGGAGGAATATCCTGATGCCTTTGCATAATCAACCCTACGAGTCTGTCTATGGCGTCGGTCTCTTGGACGACCTTCATAATTATTTTCCGGCTGTCCTCTACGAGCCGTCCTCGTTTCATTCGGTAAGAGACCTCTTGACTTATATTTCCGTAAGGACAAGACGCCGTTTTGATCTTTATTCGAATGCGATGAACTCGTATCATGATACGCCTGAAACTGATACCCCTGAAACTGCTCATGCTTCTGCTGCTCATGCTTCTGCTGCTCATGCTCCTTCTGCTCAAGGTCAGAGGGTTGCATCAAATCTTCCTAGACATAACTTCACGGGATCTTCTTATGCTGCCGCTGCCGCTAGCGCTGTAGCCGCCGCGAGTTCAGCGCTAAATACAGCAACAAATCCTACAGTAAATCCTACGAATCCATTAAGAAGAAATAATCTACAAATTCCTGCCACAACAAATGTGCTTAGTGCACTAATTGCAGGACTCGCCGATATGAATGAAGTGGATACAAATTCAGTCTATAGAATTCTTCTGACTCCTCCTGTGCCGAGAGTCCCTACGACATTCATGGAGCCAGTTGTTATAAGACCAACACAAGAGCAAATTACACAGTCAACACGAATCGGTACACCCAATGACCCAACAGAAGTCTGTACAATATGCCAAGAGACAATTGAAGAAAATCAGCCGGCGCGACTCATTCTTCATTGCGAACATTGGTTTCACACCAGCTGTATTGATGTCTGGTTTCAACAGGATGTACATTGTCCCGTCTGTAGACATGATATTCGTTCTAGTGGCATTGCCAGTGCCAGTACCAGTACAAGTGTAAGACGCAGTCGCAGTCGCAGTACAAGTATTCAGGAATAAAAAAATTGAACATTTACTCAGTGTAGAAGTTAGTACTACTATGTGCAACAAATGTTATTGTTTAATATATGATCATATGGCAAGACTATTGCAACATGATGATATATCAAAAATATATTACAGAGAAAAAAACATCAAGCGAATTTTACCAGAACTTGCAGATGAAATGGAGCGGCTTATAAAAAAGTATCCAAATTGTTTACATGACGCATCATTTATCTATTCGGATTTCAACTATATTTCTATTTTGCTAGTTGAAAATAATTTCGTTAAGCGATTTGCCGGTCCGCATAAAATAGAAATTAAAAAGCCGATGACAAAAGCAAAAGAGTGGTTTGCTAAAAAATTTCTAGAATTGACAAATTGTTTGCCCCAGATTCATAGTGATCATTCAGGTGGAATTAATACAGAATCATATAAAGTAATCAATGATGCAGCGGCTGAAGAGCACCGACTTAGTCTAGTACAAACAAATATGAGTGAATTACGGATAAGAATTCCTACAATACAGTTTTATTTAAAAGATAAATATGATGGGCTTTATAGCTAATTTATAGCGGAATTTTACTCAGATCCTCAGGCAGATCAATAATTTTTGTTGCATAGTGCGACTCAATCTCCTTTATCATCGTTACCTCATCTGGACCGATCAAGTTTATAGCTACACCCTTACGACCAAAGCGACCACTACGACCAATACGGTGAATATAATTCTCCTTCTGGCTCGGCAGTTCAAAGTTGATAACTAGAGATACCTGCTGTACATCAATGCCACGTGCCAAGAGATCCGTGCTAATCAGAACACGGCACGAGCCATTGCGGAATTCCGCCATCCGTCGCTTTCGCTCACCAACCTCCATCTCTCCATGAATGTAGGAGACAGGAAACTGCTGCGACCCCATCTTATCAGCCAGCCACTCTACCCGCTGCCGCTTATTACAGTAGATGATCGCCTGATTGATGTTGAGCTGCGAATAAATGTCGCAGAGAGCATCAAACTTCCACTCATCCTTCTGTAGCGGTACAGAGTACTGCTGGATTCCGACCAGCGTGACTTCCTCAGGCGGCACAAGAATACGGACCGGATTACTGAGCAGTTTATTCGCGACCTCAATGACCTCGGGCGGCATCGTGGCGCTAAAGAGAGCCACCTGTGTCTCCTTAGGAAAGCCGAGCTCGAGAATACACATGACTTGCTCCCTGAACTTGTTCTCCAGCATCTGATCCGCCTCATCCATGATAAGCACCCGAATATTGTTCCTGGGAAGAGCAGCACTTGATCCGTTGTATGACTTCCGGTTCATCAGATCATAAATACGACCTGGCGTACCGATAATGAACTGTGCGCCACTAGAGAGAGCGCGCAGATCGTGGTGGAGTTCTGTGCCACCAACGGCACAGTAGATTGAAATACCCAGATGATGACTGAGCGCCTTGGCTACAGTCTCAATTTGCTGGGCAAGCTCGCGTGTAGGCACCATAACTAACACTTGCGGAACCTTCAAGGAAGGATCCATACGAGATAGGGCACCGATACAGAAAGTTCCAGTCTTTCCAGTACCTGATTGCGCCTGCGCGAGAATATCACGTCCCTCCTTCACGGGCACAATGCCCTTCTGCTGGATCTGGGAGGGCTTCTCAAATCCATGACCATAGATCCCCCGCAGGAGACCCTCGCTGAGCGACATCTCGTCGAATGACTTGAACAGCTTAATATTAGTAGATTCCTCGATAATAGGTTCCATCGTTGCGTACATATATGTAAGGAGTACGGGATTCAATTTTAAGCTGCTTTTTATTTTGCCGAGGAATGTAAAAATTGACTCTTTCCTTTTCTCTTAGAATATCAGAGCAAATGGATTATACAGAAGGCGATGATGGTGCTGTAGTAGACGAGGGCGGTCTAGATGTAGAGGATGTCTTAGAGGAGCTTCAGCAGACTGAGGATCTGGCTACAAAAGAGAAGAGCGCTGAATCGGCGGGGCGTCAGGCACAAGATTCAATGGCTCTTTTGTATAAACATCACCCTGAATGTATCTTAGATTACACAGAGACTATTGCGAGCAAATTGCCTCTACGTACTGCACCTGTCTCTGCCGCGGCACTTAGTG